CGAAACAGTAATTGAATTTTTCATTGTATTGTATATTTGAGTCATGCATATAACGGCAGGGAAAGCTAACTATTATCCTCACCATATACAACAACTGTTAAAGACATGAAGTACGGAAAGAAAATGCAGACAGGAGGCAAGGCTCCAAAGCTTCAATTTTTGAAAGGCAAAAAGACAGTGGAGGCACCAGAAGGATTTCACTGGATGCTTGAAAAAGGCCGTTACTATTTGATGAAGGGTGACTATGCTCCGCACCCAGGGGCAGTGAGAAATGCTGAGTTTAGACTTGTCAATCACGCTAAGGCAAAATAATCTCCTCCTCTCCTTCTAGCTTGCGGTAGAAGCGTTGTACCATAAGTCTAGCTTTCTGCGATAAAGCGTATCGGTTTTTGTATGTCCCCCTCTCGTGCATTTGTGCTTCATGAAAGTGCATCTCTGAGATCTTGTTTTTGTCGAAGACCTTCATGATCCACCCTTTCTTTTGCAGAGGGTACAGAACGGAGTTAGCGAACTTCTCTTTGTGGTGGTACAAGGCTTCTGCTATATGGTCCAGCGTGAAGAACTCGTAGTCGTACATAAACAGCAATACGTTTATTTGATTCATGGTAAGACCTGACCTGTCTTTCACATCACGCACAGCGTGCTTGTAATACTTGAGGTAGTTCTTGTTGACGTATCGATCATTGAGGTAAGAAAACTCTCTGTTTTTTCGTCCATTATGGTGTCTGGCCATTATATTATATTTGTGATGTAAAATTAGGGATATGGGAACACTCTCAGGAAATACAATCAAGACAACGTATCAGGGCCTTTTGAAGACATCAGACGCAGCAGCCCTGACCTCTAGCCTAAAGGTTATTGAAGATGGAGAAGGTAACGACTCAGCCCTGTCGCTGTCTACCGCTGCCGTCAAGGTAGAGAGCCTTCAGATCAATACACCTGTATTTTCTGGTTCTAGCAATGTCCTTGTGTGGGACAGCACAGCCAAGAGCGTAGGCTTCAGAACCCTCCCTGCTTTTGATGCTGTCACCGCTACAGTTACGGGCACACCTCCTCGACTCCGTATCTCTGATACTGCTGGAAATACCTCTACTGTTATATTCAGCGGTGGAACGAACATCCAGACCAGCAACAGCAGTGGCACTATTACTTTTGATAACAGTACGCAGACCGTCAACGACATCAGTGCTGGTGTGACGCTTACGGCTGCTGACTCTGGCAAGACACACTTCATCGACGCCAACACCCTCTCTGGCGGCACGATTATTTTGCCTACAGCAGCAGAGGGATTGTTTTTCAAGTTCATAATTGTTGATGCTAGCACCACGGCTTTCAAGATTGCGACAAACAATGCTGGTAGTAGCGGCACTGTACAGAGGTTTATTGGAAAGGTGGTAGTTAACTCCACGACCAAAGACAAATTAGCCGTTCAGACGGTTACCAATACAGGCAACACGTTTGACAACGACACTTTGAGCTTCGATGGTGATGCCGCCACCTCTGGTGGAAATGAGGGCGACGTCATACACTTGCACTGCGCCACCATTTCATCTGTCGCCACATGGGTGGTTGATGCAAGACTTACAACGACACACGTAAACCCATCAAGCATTGCTGTGATAGGAGCTTCATAATGAGTCCCGATGACGAAAGATTAAAGTATGTGCATCACTTGATAAGCGAGTTACATGGCGCTATCAAGGATGAGCTCTTACCAAATGATTTTGCTTTCATCTTTTGTTTTGTGATCGAACGTGAAGATTGCCTTTTAGATGAGGAGGTGACAGCAGGATATTCTTGGTCTGTTAAAGATGATGTGGCTTTTCACGAATTAGTTAGTATACTTGACAGCGCATACGAAGCCAGCAAAAAAGATGAAGATGATTGGCTGAGCAATGTCAGTTTAAATTAAATACAGTGGCTAATATCATAAGAAAGATTGTCGTAGGTCCAAATCCTAAAGATGCTATGGCATACTTTGTCGGTATGCGTGCAGGTGATTCAAGGATAAGTATGATCGTAGAAGACGAGAGATCTATGTACAAGTACAGCGTGCGTAGATACGAAGTTTACGTAGAGGATGAGAACTCCACCATGCTTTGGAAGACTATAGAGAATCAGCCTGTCCTAATAGAATACGATTGCAAATTTTAATTACATGAAAGCCTTACATCATTTCATTGTCCGAGTGCCTAAAACGGTAAACGATACTATAGAGGTAGGCGGGAAAGAGATCTATTTAGATTCCAAGTGGCACGAGTTTGAAAATAGAGTTTCATATGGAGAAATAGTTTCTGTTCCCTTGAGGTATCACGGAGACGCTAAAAAAGGGGACACCTTAATTTTTCATCATCACGTCACAACCAATAGTGCTCTGAAAATATCAGACGATATTGGGGATGACCTGTATATGTGTATGTACAATGAAAAGCATGGCCAGCTAAGTCAGGCTATTGCATACAGAACAAAAGATACAGATAATCTTCATATGCTTGCCGACTGGCTTTTCGTTTTGCCTGTAGATCAGAAAAAAGAGGAGGAAAAGACTGAGGGAGGGATAATAATTCCCGACCTCAACCCAGAGGTAAAAGATATCGCTGAAGTCTACACACCGCACCCTGAGCTAGAGGAGCAGAATGTCAATCCTGGAGATATAGTAGGGTTTGAAAAGAGTGCTGACTACAAGATAAAATTAGATAACGACGATATTGTGTATCGCATGCGTGTACAAGACATCACCTATGTCGAAGTTCACAACGATTGAAGCTGCCAAGCGGTTGATGAAGTCTATGGAAACGGCAATCAATAACATGATTGATGAAATAAAAAAACCCGTAGACCCAGATATCAATGGTAGCGCAAGAAAGGCTGAGCTGCAATCGATCAAGCAGACAGCTACGGACTGCAAAGAGCTTCTGGTAGAGCGCCAGCGGCTTGAACAAATGATCAAAGACCTTACGAACAATGGATCAATTGCAGAAGACAAAGACTACTCAGGGGGTTTCGCTGAGAGATACTCTAAATGATTGGAAAGAGGTAGTCTATGAAAGAAATAAAGTAGACCACAAGTTTTGGGAGGAGTCTTGGAATAGTCATACAAGTGACTAATGCCTTTTCGTGACCCCGAAAAAAGGAGAGAATATCAAAGAGAATATCATAGAAGGTACTATCAAAAGTATAGTGTCAAATACAAGGAAAAGGCAAAAAAGTGGAACAGGTCACAAAGGCGATGGGCAAGAGATTACGTGCAAAGGGTGAAGAGCCTGCACAAGTGCATCGACTGCGGAGAGCCTAATCCACTGGTACTAGAGTTTGATCATGTAAAAGAAAAATCACACAACATTTCTGATATGGTAAATGGTGGCTACTCTATAGAGGCCATCAAAAAAGAAATTAGAAAATGTGAAATACGGTGTGCAAACTGTCACAGGATTAAAACAATAGAAAGACGAAACGAAAAAATTAAATGAAAAAGGTTGAAGTAAAATTTGAAAAGAAGAGGATTCGAAGAAAAGGTGTTCACTCTAAGAACAACCATTCTAAGAGTAAGAAGTCTAAAAACTATGTGAAGGCATATGCTGGTCAAGGTAGATAAGTATGATGAACTGTCTGTCAGCATTTGTCCCAACGGTACGCAAGGTGAAAGTATTGAGATCGGTGGGTTGGTCATTACACTTCCCGCTGTGCCGCCCGAAAAGAAAATTGTTGGATATGGATCCGCAAACGAGTTGCAGTTGTGGCAAAGGGTTTCTATGCCAGAGGAGCTGTCTAGGATTCGCTCTATGGATGAGTGGGGGGAGATGCCTAGGGAGTTTAGAGAAAAGTTTCGTCCGTATATCGAAGAAGAGTTTCGCCGTAGGCGTGAAGGCTTTTGGTTTTTCAATGATGGTGTCCCTACATATATTACGGGCAGGCACTACATGATGCTGCAATGGACGAAGATGGACATAGGCTATCCTTCGTATCTTGCTTTTCAACGTGAAATTTTTCTACATATGGCTGCGTGTGAGGTGGACCCACGTTGTATGGGTCAGCTCTACACTAAGTGTCGCCGTTCTGGATACACTAATATCTGCTCTTCAGTCCTCGTCGATGAGGCTACGCAGATTAAGGATAAACTTCTCGGCATCCAGTCGAAGACGGGGAAAGACGCACAAGAAAACATCTTCATGAAAAAGGTGGTGCAGATGTTTAGGCACTACCCTTTCTTTTTCAAACCCATACAAGACGGAACGACGAACCCTCGTGTCGAGCTAGCTTTTCGTGAACCTTCGAAGAGGATCACTAAAAACAACAAGACCTCTTTCAAGGGCGATGCCTTGAATACAGTTATCAACTGGAAGAACACTACGAACAATGCTTACGACGGAGAGAAGCTACATATCCTGTATCTGGATGAGGCGGGTAAGTGGGAGAAGCCTACAGATATCAGGGAGGCATGGCGCATACAGAGGACGTGTCTTATTGTAGGTAGAAAGATCATTGGAAACGCTTTGGTGGGATCTACTGTCAACCCCTTAGACAAAGGAGGGAAGCAATACAAAAAGCTTTGGGAGGACAGCGACCCTCAGTCTCGCAACGCCAATGGTAGAACGGTGAGTGGCTTGTATCGCATCTTCGTCCCTGCCGACGAAGCTCTAGAAGGTTTTTTCGACAAGCATGGAAACGCTGTGAAAGAGGATCCTGCGACGCCTATCGAGGGTTTGGACGGTGAGCCTATCGCTTTTGGTTCACGGACGTTTTTAAAAAACGAGAGGTCAGCTATGAAGTCTGATACGAGAGAACTCAATGAGTTTATCAGGCAGTTTCCGTTTTCCCCTGAAGAGGCTTTCCGTGACTCCATTGAAGGTAGTCTCTTTGACATCTCCAAGATCTACGACCAGATAGAGCATAACGATATGCTGTATCCTAGCCCTGTCGTTGAAGGTAACTTCGTATGGAAAGATGGGAGGCGTGATACAGAGGTTGTCTTTCGTCCTATGAGAAATGGAAGGTGGCGTGTAGCGTGGATGCCACCACCTGCTTTGAGAAACAAAAGGGAAGAGTCACGAGGCAAAATGATAGCCCCCAACAGCTCCCTAGGCTGTGGGGGCGTAGATAGCTATGACCTGGATGCTACTGTCGATGGGAGGGGGTCTAAGGGCGCATGCCACCTGTACAACAAGTTCAATATGCAGCATCCCTCAAACATCTTTGTGGCGGAGTATATCAGCAGGCCCCCTATGGCAAAGATCTTCTACGAGGACATTTTAATGGCTTCATTTTTTTATGGCTACCCGCTGTTGATAGAGAACAACAAGTATGGGATCGTAAGATATTTTGAAGAGCGTGGATACGATGGGTATGTCCTTGATAGACCTGATCACCTCAAGTCCACTTCGAGCTCTGTCAATGTGAAGACGAAGGGTATCCCATCTAACTCTCAAGACGTGTTGCAAGCTCACGCTCAAGCCATAGAGGATTATATTCATCAGTATGTGGGATACAATGAGGAAGGTGA